ACCAGCAAAAACATTATCCACGCCATGTATCGTCAGCGTCTTATAAAGGAATTCCCATTCTGCAGAGTACACATTAATACCCACCGAGTGTTCAGAAACAATCCGGGACTCCATCATCTTACAAATGAGTTCCATGAAATATTTCCTAAAAAGGATCTGATAGACGATAGGACTAGGACAAAACATCCTAGTCTTACCGATAGCAACCTTCTCGAGTGATACAAGTTCATCCTTGAGAGAATCCGTAAAGTAAAAATTCGGACGTTCTCCAGCAAGTAACTTTTTCTCAGTATCATCAATCTCAGCTTTTAACGCGGGCCAATCCGGGCCTGAAAGATCTATTTCAACATTCTTACCGAGAAATCTTTCTTTCCCCTTATATGCATGCCTTGCACTAGTACTCCACGGATATCCTGGTGAACTAGTGCGATTCAGACTTTCCATATAATCCATTCCCGGAACACCTTTTATGGCAATTTCAACAGTTGTGACAAGCGGTTTTATCTGGAAGGAAGCGTTGTCGACATTGGCACTAACAGCTGCTGACGCACACGCACTCACCAATGTATTGTCATAAGTAAGCATTGGTTTGTCATATCGCTGCAACGCCAAGGTAAGTGGTTTTATTACTTCACCGTCTGGTAAAGTTTTCTTCGTGAGTAGAGCAGGTCCCTTACGTGCGGGCCCCCACGCTCCATGGAGGGGGCTTTTCCGTATTGAACTCAAACCACTCATTCCAATAGGTTTGGGAATGGAACCAATCTCCTTCATACACACAGGGAGATAACCCTGAGTGTGAAGTACTTCTTCTTTTTTTTCCGGAAATATTAGGCACATACCGTGCCTATTGTTTCCCGCAACATGGAAACCTATAAATTTCCTGTTGCGTGTGGTTGGATCAACCAAAAAAAGAGGGAGGCCACAGTCACCAATCCTCGTGGCTATATCGTATCTAAGTGTAACCGGTAAGCGATATTCTTTCCCAGTGGGATCACAATACACGGTACTAAAACCAACTTGATAATCGGCAAAAATCTTCTCAGTCCCACTCTTGGACGGTCTGACCATCATTATTTTACCACGGGGTCTTCGGAGCAGCACAGCTGTGTTACCCATCAGATCCCTAATATCGGCATGTCTTCTCACATGTGGTATAATTCCACTAGACCAATCCACGTCCTGGCATTCAAAGTTAAACATATCGGCTATCTTAACGTCAAACACATCTCCCTTAACATTGCGAAAAGTGAGAAGCTCGACACCGTATTCTCTCGCTTTCCACAAGTTAATGTAGTGTGTACACAAATTAAACACATTGTCATGAGAAAAGAAACCATGTCCCACCGGTTTGTC